GGTAATTACACTGCTTATAATCCAGTACAAAACGATAATTTAATTGATGCCATTAACCGCGCCAAATATCAATTATGGGATGCAGGCTGGTTGCCCGATCAAGTGTATGTCAATCCGATGGACTGGAGCGAGGTAGAAATAGCCAAAGGCACGGATGGACATTATCTTTATGGATTACCCGGAACCTTGGCAAAAACCAATTTATTCAATGTGCAGATTATTAGCTGCCCATGGGTACCTAAAGAGAACTTTGCTATCGGTGCCTTTAATCGTGCAGTAACGATTTGGAATAAAGAAAGCATCGGCGTAGAAGCCGGTTATGTGGATAATGATTTCACCAAAAACCTGATTACTTTACGCGCAGAGGCGCGTTTGGCCTTGGAAGTGTCTACCCCTTCCGCTATTTTAGGTGGCCTGTTTAGATAATCATTTTCATATTGATCATTGCTTCCTTCACTTGATTCAATCAGTAAAGGAAGCGCAATCAATCATCGGATTAATTGAATGAGTGAAATACAGTTAGCCATTGCCAAAGAACGCCTACGCTTGATGGGTGATTATCTGGATAATGATGTGCAGCAAGCCTTGGACAGCGCAGAAAGAGAGGCGCTTAACTTTATCAATCGCCTCACTTTGCCGCGTGATCCCGTGCCAGCAGGCAGCCCGCCGGGGTTATTTGGCGCATTATGTCCCGATGTGGTCGATGCTGTTTTATTATTAGTCCGTGCCACCATAGATGCCTTAAGCCCGGATGAATTAATCGGTTATCGGCGCGCGGCTGAAATTAAATTATTCCCTTATCGGCAATACATGGGCGTATAAATCATGACATTATCAGCCCGCTTGCGTCACGCCATTACCTTTGAACAAAAAATAATCAAGCGCAATGCCCATGGTTTGATTAATGAATCATGGAAAGTGGTCGATATACCGGGCATCGGTTTATTAAAAAATATCCCGGCACAGGTATTAACCGGCCCCGGTCGGGATGAGTTTCAACAATCCGGGCAAACACAATCAGAAGTCGTGGCGCGGATAACCCTGCGCTGGTTTCCCGGCGGCATTGATCCGGCATGGCGCATTATTTGGGATAATCAGATATTGAATATCCTGGGCTTGCCGGAAACCGATATTACAGCCCGTCGAGAATATCGCATTAAATGCCGCGCCGGGGCAGGAAATGGCGGATGAAAACCGAGATGAGATTATCAGGTTTAGAAAATGTATTAGAGAGTTTGCATCAACTTCCGGCCGCCATTGTCAGTAAAAATGGCGGGCCGGTGAAACTCGCTTTAGCCAAAGGCGCGCGGCTGATTCGTGATCAAGCACGATTGAATTTAACCGCTGTGATTAATCAAGCGCACGGCGATAGCACCGGGTTATTAGAAAAAAATATCGTCGCCAGTCGTGGTAAATCACCGTTTAAAGGCAGGGGCGAACGTTATTTAGTACGCGTGCGCCGCAAAGCTTATGATGGGGAAAAAATTGGCAAACGCGAAAAGGCAGGCAAGCGCGTCACCACACAAAAAACCGCACACTTATTAGAATATGGTTCATCCCGCCAGCCCCCGCGTCCGTGGTTACGTCCGGCTTTTGCGGCTACGGCTGAAAAGGCAATCCGTACCATTGAAACTGATTTAGCGCGTCGGGTTAAATTGCTGATTAAAAAACACGGTTTGCGCAGCTAATAATTAACCATGTTCCCTGATATTTATAATCTACTCAATCAGCCTGCACTTAGCGCATTGGTGAATGATCATATCTATGCTTTTGCGCAAGCACCACAAGGAACGGCACCGCCTTATATTACTTTTCATATTATCAGTCATGCGCCACATAATCAGCTTTCTGATAGCCCTTTATCTGATAGCTATGGTATACAAATTGATTGCTGGCATCATGATCAAGACGCTTGTTATGTTTTAGCCAAAACCGTGCGCGACATTTTAGATAATCAATTCATTCCTAACCAAGTTATAATCATGGCGCAGGAAACAGATACCCGGTTCTATAGAATCAGTTTGCAAGCAACGGTTATCTACCAACGCCCCTAACGAGTTAATAATATTATGGCTAAAAACACCATAAAGACCGCAGGCACACAATTATTTACCCTTGATGTTAATGCCACACCGATAAAAATATTAAAATTGGCCTGCCTTACGGGTATTACCGGCTTGGGTGATACCACCGATCAAATAGAGGATACTTGTTTAGAGGATAGAGTACGCAGTTATAAACAAGGATTAAGCACACCGGGGCAAGTATCGGTTCCTTTTAATCTCATAGCCGATACCCGCTCTCATCAATTATTATTTACCCTCAAAGATTCCGGTATTATTTTACCGTGGCTGATGGGATTATCCGATGGCACGGACTTGCCCACACTCAATAATACCAACGATGGTTTTAATATCCCTGATACCCGTACTTGTATCAGCTTTAATGGTTATATTTCCGGGCTGGAAATCGATATTTCGCTGAATGAGATTGTTCGTGGTACTTTGACTATTCAGCGCAGCGGGCCGGGCATTCCACATTGGAAAGCGGTTTATCCGTAATTTTATTAAATTAAATTATTATGAATATCGATGATTTTTTAGTGAGTGAAAAACCCCATGAACGGCAGGTAACGATGCCAGATGGATCACAGGAAACCTTATACTTTCTGGAACCAACAGCGGCCGATATTCGGCGTTGGCAAATAACAGAAATGGGGAATGATGAAGAAAAACGTCTTTACGCCATGCAGGAACTCATTGCCGCCTGTTTATATGATAATAATCTGAAACGCAAGGTATTTGAAGGCGTTGATTTTAATCAAAGTAAAAAATTAAGTTATAAGGCATGTGATTGTTTTTTAACGCCGATACTAGATATGGCTGGTATTCTTCGGCAAAAAAAAGCCTAAGCGCCGAGCAGATATTCAGGCATAAACTGGCTTTAGCATTAGGTAAATGTATTTATGAACTCGACAAAATGCCTTATAGCGAATATGAAAACTGGCGTAAATATTATTTAATCTACCCTTTTGATGATGCACATCGTTATTATCGCCCTGCCGCTTTATTAGCCAGCATGCAAGCCACACAGCCTGATCGTGCCTTAAAAGCCGCCCTGGAATTTTTGCAGCCTGATCCCCGATTGGCGAATTTAAATGAGATTGACCGCAGCGCCTTGGCAGCCTTTGGTTTAAACTAAAACTAAAATGAAACAGGATTAAAATAATATGGCTGCCGGTTCCATTGTTATTGATTTACTCGCCAAAACCGGCAGCTTTATTACGGATATAAAACGCGCTAAAACCAGTTTAAAAAAGTTCGCCACCGCTGCCAAAGCAATCAGCTTGTCTGTATCAGGGGCAACGACCGCCTTGGCGGTCATGGTGAATAATCATATTAGCGCCATAGATGAACTGGCCAATAAAGCGGCGATGATTGGCACCAGTACCGAGGCGCTATCTGGCCTGCGTTATGCTGCCGAACAAATGGCTGCGGTCGGGGCAGGCACCTTTGATAACGCGCTACGGCGCATGACCCGGCGCATTCACGAAGCCGCCAGCGGGGCCGGGCCAGCAGCTAAGGCATTGGAGGAACTGGGATTAAGTGCCGCCGAATTAGACCGCCTGCACCCGGATGAACAGTTCAAACGCCTGGCCGACGCGATGAAAGCCACGCAAGATCAAGGCCAGCGCTTGGCGGTGACAATGAAAATTTTTGACACCGAGGGCATGCCGCTGGTGAATATGTTGCGTGAAGGCAGCAGCGCCATTAGCGAAATGGAACAGCAAGCGGCGCAATTGGGGCTAACCCTGGATGCACACACCGCAGCCGCAGCGCAGCATTTTGGCGCGGAGTTGGGCAAACTGGCGACAATCAAACAAGGCTTTATCAACCAATTGACCGCGCAATTACTGCCGTCCTTGGTTGCCCTAACCGGGCATTTTTACAGCAGCAGCGAAGGCGCGCAACGCTTGGGCGAACTGTCACAAGTGGCGGCAACCGGGCTGAAACTGGTCGGCTCCGTGGTGGTATATGTCGGGCAAGCGCTGAATACTGTTGGGCAATCCTTAGGCGCAGTGGGAGCGGCATTCGTGGCGTTATTTAAGGGTGAATTTCAGCAGGCGGTAGAGATTGCTAAAAGTGGTTTGGCCGATTTACGCACAAATGCCGGTAATGCAGGCTTAATGCTGCACGATCTCTGGCAAGGTGTCACCATTGATGCTGCCGATTTACCCGCCAAAATGGCCGCGCCGGTGGAAATGGGGCTGCAAGCCATTAGCGTTGCCGGAACCCGTGCCGTCAAGCAAACGGTTAATGAAACTGAACGGCTTTATCAGCAGATTGAAGGCAGCTTAGCGCGTTTGCAAGTGGAAATAGACGGCTTTCATTTGGGCGAAAACGAACGCAAAGTCTTTGAATTAGAGGTTGCCGGGGCCGCGCCGGAACAATTGGAACGCTACCGCGAATTACTCGATACCCTAAGCAAGCTGAATGAAGAACGTGAACAGGCCGCGCAATTAGCCGCGCAACAGGCGCAAGCGCAGGGCGTGTTGGATCGCTTGAACGAAGAAATTGCCACATTGGGGCTGAACCGCGAAGAACTGGAAAAGCGTAACGCCTTGATTCAAGCCGGTGTCACGGCAGAAAGCGAGATGGGTCAGGCTATCAGCAATACCGTGAATGAATTACAACGTCAACGCGAGATCATGGCGCAGCAGGTGGCCTTGATGGACGACTTCCGCACCAGCGCCCGGGATGCCTTTACCGACGTGTTAAGCGGCACCGCCAGCGCCAAAGACGCACTCACTGGCTTTCTCGATAACCTGCGGCAACGCTTGGTGCAAATGGCCTCCGAACAACTGACCGAGCGCGCATTAGGCGCA